GTTCCTAATGCCATTTTTTTATTTTATAAATAGTTTATATTGTTTTTTTATGTTGTCTTTATTCTATAATATCCATAACCATATCTTACAAGGTCACCAATATTATCCACCTCACCCAATCTTTGTAATGGTTCAAATGCTGAATATTTACCCCTCTCTATATAGACATCTGTTTGTATTTCTGGTGACATAACAAAATCAAGTAAGTACTCATTTTTTGTCATGGCAGATGCAACAATATCATTTGACGTAATACCACTACTATTAACAATATAAAAAGTTTTACCATTAACTAAATCATAATAATTAACATTATTGATTGTGTAAGCAGTAAAATCAGGAGTAATAGAATCAACTTGCCCAAACACTTGATTATTTTTATTAAACACGTAACCAACCGTATATGGTGTTGGTCCCCATCTTTTTAAATCTTGTAACCTCGAACTTGTAAATCCTGAAATAGGGAATGGTACTGTTGTAAAGTTACTTGATATCTGATATGGTATATTATTTTGTGCGTCACCATCAAAAATATAGTTATATGATACAGGAATATTAGCCCAATTACCTTGTTGTGGTATAAATGTTATTGTTCCTTGTGGGTTAGTAACTACTGCAGGTACTAAAGGTATGGTAATCGGTTTTTGAATTATTGTCACACCCCAAGGGTTGCTACCAGATAATGAAATAGTATAATTACCGGCAGATGAGTATGTATGATTTAAGGATGTTGTTGTTAATGGTTGTGAAAACCCATCGCCCCAATCAACACTATATGTTGTAAAATCTAAATAACTTACAGTAAAATCACCAGAAGTATTAAATAACGTTACTTCATACGTATTCAATATATTTGTACCTGAAAATAAAAAATTAGTTACAATATCTTTTTGTAACATTAATCCATCAAATTCAGAATAAAAACCAATATCATTATATGTTTGTGTAAATACAACAGGTATTGTTAACCCTGTCAATAAAGAGTCTCCGTTTGTTCCTCCACTTAATATGTAAGACATACCTGAGTACACATATATTGAGTCGGTTCTAAATAATTGGTTGGGTGTTGCCACGTCTAAACATGGTTGTTCTTCATAGTTATACCCCGTATCTGCGGTGTACACAAAACCAAATAAATCTAATGAAAGATTTTCAGGTGAAATTAAAACACTATATTTTTCAGCTTCCATTATGGGTTAACGTATTCATACCACATTATAGCTTCAGAGGCTAAAGGACCAACACCAACTCTTGATGTTGCAGGATATTCTCTATAAATTTTATATTCATATGTTAAATAATTAAAATCTACTTTATAATAAAAGAAGTCGGCTTTGTCAAAATTGTAAACATTAGGTCCAACTAATGACGATTGTGGTGTATTCATCATTCTAATAAATTGTCCTTTTTTTGCATTAAAAAATTTAGCACTCATATAAAAAGTCGTGTTAGTTAAATATGATGGATTTTTTAACCAATAAAAAAAGAAACCTTCTTTATCGGCACCAACATAGTCAAGTAAATATTTAGGTTTTTTAACATCAACTTGTGTTGGGTTTAAAATTGGTCCAATAAAACCTGGTTCTTTTAACCCTTGTTGTGTTGGTAACACAACTGAGAATAATATCTTTTGATTTTCAGAATTTTTAGTATCATAAAAATCTAATTTAAAAAAACTACCTTTAAATGAGTTTGCAAAATAATAAATTTCACTATCGGTAAATGTCGCATATTGATAATCGTCTAACCAATTTGTTGCCGTTGGTGGTGTTGTAATTAAGTCTGTGGGTGCGGTTGGGTCGAAAAAATTAAACTGATAATAAATTTCTGTCTTATCTTGATTTAAATCCCATGGTGCGTGTGCAAATTTTGTAGTTTCAAAATCATCAATACCGTTTATCGCTTTTTTTACAACATCAGCTTCATATTCTTCAACACCCATATCTCTACCTTCATTATCAAATGAAAGTTCAACAGGTATGATGATGTCTCTATCATTAACGTTAAGATTAAATCTATAATAATTATTATTCACAATCGTCGTTAGTTGGTTCGTTTATTAGGTTTGTTGTTACAATATTTGTTCGTTTTATTGGTTTTTGTAAAAATAGAATGTTATTAAATGGGTAGTGTGATCCATTTATAAAAGGATAATCAACCCCTAACCCATCAGCATCTATGTAACCGTATGTGTAAATGTCCCTCCATATGAAAGTTTCATTATACTGTGAATACCAAGCATAATTAGGTATATTGTCCACCGCACCTTTATTTCCATATTCTAAATAATCACTAAAAACCCTAATAGGTACTGGATAATGTGGTTCATATGCGTATCCACTAGGTAAAGTTAATGGTGAGTTATCTAAAAAATAAATAGGGTTAAATGAGTATTTGTGATATAAAGGTGAGATAACATACTCTTTTTGTTCCATATAATTATATTCACAAAAATCACCCTTAATAACATCACCTATAGATAAGAATGAGTTATAATAAAAATATTGCCCACTACCGGTAGGGTACTCATATGTAGATAAAGGAATATTATCTTTATTTAATACGGATGTATGATCCCACCAGTTATCTACGTTGTTTCTTTGGAAATTAAATCCCCAACCAACATCTAAACCAACAACATTACCGTTTTGGTTTGTTGCGGGTGGATTAAACCAACCCATATACCCTCTTTCTATGATAGTAACAAATAAATCAGTTACAGGTTTACCGTTATTATCTACCAATGGTTTTATATTTATGTCTCTATCAAACGTATAACTAAAAGTTTTTGATCCGTCCTTCACAGAAACTCTTTGTACTTGGTTTGGTGTTAATGCCGAATATTCCAATTTTGATTTAATAGGAAACGGATTTGTTTCAAACCCAGCCTGTGTTATGTTAACGTCTTCAACATTAGTTAATAGTTTATGTAATCTAACATAATATTTTGATTTTGTTTCTCCACTGTTTTGTAAATTAGCAATCCTTTTAAAATTACCGTAAGTACCTGTAGCCACTTGTGTGGTTGGGAACTTCAAATCATATATACTAAAAACTGTTTCTTCTGATCCGTAAGATCCATTACCAACACCGTAAACTTCAAAGATATTTCTACCCCCTAAACCTGAAGGGTTTGTTGGTATAGATATTTCCACATTTTCTCCGGGTTTTAAATTATGTCTTGTTCCACAATTAAAATATACCAATGATTTACCATTAAAAGATGAGGTATCAATTACAAATGGAATACCGTCAGACGCTATAAAATTATTAGTGACGTTAAACACTTCACTTGTATAAGCCATACTTTGTTGTGTATCACTACTAAAAGCGTATGTTAAATAAACTGCCCAATTATATGTTGTTGAACTTTTTGCAACAAAAGGAACATGCCCTGTAATCCCCTTATTTCTAATAAAAGTAAACTCTTCAAATTGTGGGTAACCTTCCCAAGCAACCGAAGGGTTTGGTGGTGTGTTTGATGTCGCATTTGCGATAGCATTTGTATAATAAAGATCATCCCTATAAGGTGTGTAAGTTGTTTTACCGCTAACAGTATTATTAAATACATTTACTATTTTACCTGAAACCCTAAACTCTCCACTCTCTTGTCTTTCTTGATTAAATAATTCTTCTTGGTTTATAGTTACCGACCTATCCCCCTCAACCATGGTTCTTCTATCACCAATTAATGGTGGTTGAATCCAAACGTCTTTGTCTGTATTGGATGCGTATCGTTTTGAACCTAAAACTATTAATATTTCATTTTCATTAGACATCTTGATTCAATATGTATTTAGTAATATATCTGTTTATTGCACTTTTTCCTTTACCTAAACCAAAATAATAATGATATGGTGCACCAACCAAGAATCGGTTTTGTTGTCCTGCTGGCATAGTCTCGTCAGTGGCACCTGCAGGTGTTGAGTTATATATATAACCTCTTCTACCTGTATTTAAGTTATTAAAGTACTGTGAATACGGTGATTGGTAAAAACTTAAACTTTGATACTTTTCTGAGTAGAACCCATTACCTAAAAGATTTGTTTCCCATTCATTCAAGTCACTACCAAAAATAGTATTAACGGAACCTTGATTTAATTTCCACTGATAAAAAGGTACTTCTTGTGTTTTAGGGTATCCAAAATAATTTGTTAGTGTTGGTGTAAATGTTGTAATACCGGGTGATACTACAATTCTATTTTCAGTATTTGACGTAAAGAATACTCCAAATGTTGCGTCTCCCGCAGTGGCAATGTAAATGTCGCCAACACCATCATAACTATCCTCATCAAATCCTTCAACACCATATTCAGAGTTAATACTAAATAATTGTACAACATCCCCATCCATTCTATCATCACTTCTAGAAAACATTCTATTAATAGACGCATCTCCAAAATTGAATATTTGTTGTAAAAAGCTAGTATTAATTAACCTTGACACAATAAATAACTGTAATAAATCGGATGTGTCGTTATATGATGTAGATTTTAAAGTGTCAATAATATACCCTTCGAAATCAGGATTTGTACATATTTCTTTTGTAAACTCATCTCTTGGACCCATATCCATTACTGTTGTCGGGAAAAATAAATTTCTATCATTAGTTCCACCAAAGTTAACAGGTTGTAAAGTTGGGTTTGAGTATGTCCCTTGTTTTGGAATTTGTCCAACGAAGTTATTAGAATCATATGGTGTACATCTATAAAAAAGTGAGTTAGTTGTATTTTCAGTATAGAAAATTGGACCTTGTCCAGGTCTCAATGTACTATCATATGAACCACAGAATTTATATTTTTTAGGTTGCCCAATTATATTAAAAATTGTTTGTTTTTTAAATGAAAACATATATAACGTACCATTAACCCAATTGTTTTGGAAAACGTGAGCAAATATCCCTCTACATGCACCAAACATCATTCTAAAACGTAACTTCCATTCTGTGAAGTTTTCAAAGTCTTTTTTAATGTTTACCACATATGGTTTTTGAATGAACTGATAACAACCCGATTTAATTCTAACGGGATCCTCATTATCGTCACATGGTGTTTCAACACCAAAAGTATTATTTGCGGGATCGACTGTGTAACATTTTAATGGTACCATTCCCGCACAATCAAACGTTGAGAGAACACTACTCGCAGCGTTTGGTGTGTCAGGACCAAAGTCTTGTGCATTATTTGAAGAATCCGTTTGTCCCACTCCAACTATTATTGGATTAGCTCCCGAATCTACTCTATATGCTGCGAAGTTATCATTTTGATGTAGGGCAAATGAGTTAGCATTTACACCTGAACCACCACCACTTTGCGTTAAATCGGAAGTTGGTAGTCTATCTGATCTTAAAATAAGTTTTGGGTTAGTCCCTGCAGGTATTGTTACATTAAGTAAGGGGTTAGTTGTTACGTAAGCAGGGGCATAAACTCGAGCGTTAATACTTGATAATGCTCCAACGACGTTACCTGTTGATGATATTGATCCTATTAATGATCCTCCTTCAATATTACCTTGTAATGTGGTATTATAAAATTTTATAGTATTTGTATTATTTGATGCGACACCAGGACCTGAAGTTATAGTACTAAGAGTTGGTCCTGAAGTTGGGTTCCATCCAGCCCCTCTTGATTTATCCAACGAAGAATAGTATTTAATAGAATCTGATGTTACCGCACTAAATTGTGTTCCTGTTATTTGAAAATTGTATGGTTCGTGATAAATAGATGATGAGGCATAAGATTGAGTATGTCCCTCTGGAGTAATATAATTGTTCCACCAAGAGTTAGATGCATTACCTGTGTTAGGTTGTATCGGTACATTTAAATAATACTGCCCATTAACAGTAACACTATTTGTAGGTTGCCCAAATAATGTTGATAAATCATATTTTATATTTTGTTTGTCTGTCCATGGATCCGTCCCTCTAACCAAAATCAATATTCCCATATTTTTCCAACCATCTCCATTTACAGTCAATGGATTTATTGTTTCGGTTCGTAGAGTTTGGCTAGTGTCTTCATACCTAATGTCTTGTAATTTATTTAAAATATATTTCCTTAATAAGTTTGTTGTAACCAACTGTAATGATGGGTTTGGTTGCACATTAATTTGTGTACCGGCAGCTAATAAATCAGCATCATACGCAGTCATACCAGTTACCACTTGGAAGTATTCCAACCCTGTTTTAAATTTATATTCTTTTTCTGAACTTGTTCCTGATATTTGTATAGTACTTGTTCCTAATCCTCCCGCAGCGGTAATATAACTAACTGTATAATTTGTAACCGCAGTGGTAGAAGTTCCTGTAATTGAATTTGTTTCAAATTGGTTTGTTGTTCCACTAACTAAATTTAAATCATTAATATTATTAGGGTTTGTAAATGTTAATAATGATCCGGGTTGGTAGGTACTTGCAACTGCAGGATCACATAATATTATTAAAACATTATCAGTAAAAGACGCCCCATTATTTACTGTTGTTGTTATTCTATTTGGTGCCGTTGTGTCAAAATATCTTGCTCTAACATTTGCTAAATTTAATGATTGTGCGTATGTCACATCTCTTTGTAAAATATATTGTGAGTCTGAAAATACACTTACTATTGGTACTCCAATTTCAGGAGTTGTCGGGTATCCAGCCATCGCATATCTTATACCATAGGCGTCTGCTTGATATTTATTGTTCTTTTTTGTTTCACTACCTCCATATTCATCAACATTCAAATAACAAAAATAAGTAGGATACCCTTGTTCTATTTGATTATCACTACCATCAACATCACATAATTGAATACTTGGTACTCCACCCCAAAAATCGTTTGAATTGACATTTGCAAGAAACGAATTATTACTTCTTGTATAAATCGTATATTTACCAATTTTATTTTCAGACGTACTTCCACCTCCACCAGGAGTATCATCAATTTCGTCTAATTCCAAATCAGGAGCATCACAAGAACACGCCTCACAATCAGGGTACGACATCATAGGTAAATTAATACCTTTAAAATTAAATGCCGTTAACATCGGTGATACTTTAGCAGCAAACAATACCGCAGCAGCAACAAAGAAAATTGCCGCTAAACCATAGAGTACTATTAAACCTATTGCTGGGTAAGCAGCAACCGCAGCGGCGATATATTGATATCCTAAATACGCTAAATAAATAGGAAAGAATATTGCAATCACCCATTTTAATATCGGCCAAACAAGGGCTAAAACGTGTAATACGGGTATCAACGCATAAAGTACAGGACTGAAAATTGTGATTACTAAATTGAATAAAAAGAAAATAAAATCAAAATTTCTTACACCATCATTAACAGGAAACCTATTTGTTGTTGTTGTACATGTTCTATCAGTGATTTCTTTAATACCTAAATGTCTACTTCTATTATACCCCCATTTCCATCTATCTAAAAAGTTAGCAATTGTATACACTTTATTAAAGTGGAATTCATAGAACCTATCCTCACAATTGATAGCCTCTTGTATCATTTGGTTACCTATGGTTGTTGTTACATCCCCATAGTCATTCCAATCTAAACTAAATGCGTATGAATATAGTTGAGCATTTAAATCCACAGGTTGGTTAGTGTTACTTGGTGACCACCCCCATTCTTTTATATTTGGAACTAAGTAGTCCGCCCTTAATATACTACTTTCCATACCCTCTTCATTTTGGTATTGGATTCTAAATCTATATTTTGCTTTTGTCGGTATCCCTTGTGTTGGATCATTAGATAATACTTGTTCACCAAATTCATTTGTTGTAATATAATCTAAATTCATAGGAACTTCGGTTAACCAAGTACCTTCATCGTCAATAATTTTACCTCCTTCAGGTAAACTATATTGTTCGAGTATTGGTCTACCATTAACATCGTAATCTATTGTTTGTCTAATTGCTAAGATTTTTCCTGAAGCGGAAACTAAATCACACAAATTCCCTGAATTTCTTTTTGGTTTACAATTTGTTTTTAAGAAATCTTCATCTGCAGTTGAAAATATTGATCCCATAAAAACCGCCTGTGGTTTTATTTCTATCCCAACATCCCTTAAGTCAAAATCAACTCTTGTGATTCCAATATCACAAAGATCCTGTTCACCCCAAAATGATGTTACATCGGCATCTTTTTTTATATTAATTATTTGTGGTAATGATGCTAAGTCTGTTGATGATTTAAATTGATCACCATTAAACTGTTCAGATGATGCCATTCCCATTCTTATCAAATCGGAAGGACGTAAAGAGAAACAACCGATGTTTGATAAATCTAAATCTAAAACGACTGTTTGTATACCAAGTGGTACACCTATAATCATAAAGTCACCACTCTCATTAGTTTTAACTGTAAATTTGTAGTATTTTTCGTATACCTCAAGAACTTCTTTTCTTGTTAGTATGTCTTCTCTATCAGGAAATGTTCCTGTTGGTGTGTGCCCACCATATTCTTGAACGTATGGTAAAAGATTATACCTATAACCGTCCTCATTTTTATCTTCAAGTGTTTTGTATGGGTATAATGTCGATATTACAATATCATCTTCGTCTTCAGGCTTTAAAGGTACAAAAACAGATACCGTTGCGTTTGGTATTCCATACCCTCCATTAACAATAATTCTTCCTGCGATAACACCATAGTCGGCACAGAATCTTGTATATACATCATCTTGTCTTAATTTTAATGATAAAATTTCAAGAAAATCAAAATCTTGATTAACGTTAATTCTTATGTTTTTGTCTACTCCCGGCTGTGTTCTTATTCTATAACTTTTAGTCATTTGCCTTTTTAAAAATAAATAGTTATGTTCCTATTTTTTAAAAATAGGTGTTATAGAAATAAAATAAAGAATCTTATGAAAAGTCTACCGTTTTAAGGCTCTTAACCCTAACCTTAATATCCTTATTGTCAAATTTAACTTGATAAATTTGATCTGGTTCCGCAAAAATAGTATCGTCAATTAATCCAATTTCTCTTGTAACTTTATTAACATATTTTTGTGATGTTTCAGATGAAGAATATTGTCCACCAACTTTATTGTATATTTTTAAATCAGATAGTGTAGAAACACCGGCTACGTTTTGTATTAATCGTCTAACATCAGATACGTTAACATTTTGTCCTAACTCCCTATTGCCAGGTTCCATATAGTTTGCAACAGAATTAATGATTTCGGTAATGACTTGTCCTTGGTTTCTATCCGATTCCATCACTACAAAAATTTCAAATTCCAAATCAACTACCTTCGCAACATCAATAGAAATGTAATCGTTTATCATTCTATATTTAGAAAGGTATGTTGCTAAATTAGATTTCAAGTTATTTGAAACGACTTGTGTTAGTTTTCCTGAAGTATCGTAAGATAATATTTGAATTCTAATTTTATTGTTATTTTCAGTTATTGAAACTTTTGCAGGAGCCCCAAACTTACCCGGCATTGTATCTATTAATGATTTATAATCATTCACAGTTACCGCTCTTTTTTGTGCCGCAAAATTAAAAGACACCATATTTCTAACCTCTTCTGTTGTTGGTGGGTTTGATCCTCCAATCGCAGCGGTAACATTTGTTATTGATAATGAATTTTGTACGTTTGTGTTTACTATGTCTGAAGGTCCTGTTATTGAAAAATCTATGGTACCTACTTGATTAATTACCCCTACACCAACATTTGATGCAATCCCACCACCTATTCTATATTGAACAAAAACTGTAGTATTTGGTTGTACGGTTAAACCTAACCCTATATTATTTTGGTAATTCGCCAAATCTAATTTAATGCCATTTCTTGCAAAGTCAGCCAATTGTTGGTTTGGGGTGTTAGTTCCCCCACCAAATTGTACCTTCATAAACCCTTCAGGTGTGTATTCTGTTATAAATCTATTTTCAGTCTTTATATATTTACCAACTTTAACACCCGCATTATCTGTTGGTTTTGTTGGGTCCTCAATAAATACAGTATCTTCAGCTAAAGCGTCCACCTCATACCATCTATTTTGTGAACTTAAAAAATCACCGTATGATGGTATATTAGGGTAACTAGTCCCATCTTTTTGTATTATGGATGTTACTCCAAGTACGTTTCTTTCAGGTAAAAAGAAATTAAAAAACGGAACAACGTCAGCAGGATTAATAACCCTTTTGAATACCTTTGTTGTACCATTAACAACCACTTCCCTTTTTGTTATAATATAATTTATAATTTTATTATTAGCATCAAAAGTAGGTACTTTTGTTCTATTTACGAAACCTTCTTGATTATACTGTGTTGAGAAGTCGATATCGTAAACAGTCTCAAAGGATGTCCCCGCACCATTAAATTGTGATCCGGCCCTTAAAATACCTAAATATCTATAATCCTCACTATCACCTAATGGTGGTACTGTAATAGATATGTCAACAACTGCAACTGATGGGCGATAACCTGGTATTTTTAAACCATAAGTTCTTGCAATATTGTAAATTGATGATCTTTGTTGAGCATACTGTAGAACAGTTTCTTGTATACTTCTATCAATATGAAAATGTAAATTATCAGCAACCGCAGCATTCAAATCCATTAGAACTGAAAACACCGATGCGTCATTAAAATTTTGTACTAATTCAGGGTAATACTGTTTAGTATAATTTATCAAGTCTTGTCTTATCCCTTGAAAGTCCCTCGTTGTATAATTTATCTTTTGGTTAGCCATAATTAAATATTAATAATTACGAATTCTCTACTTCCGAATGCTTTATTTTCGTCAGTATAATCGATTTTTAGTTTTGCTGTGTATTCCGCAGTATTTGCCCCCGGTATTTTATATATACTTGCTTGACCCAATAATTCATAATCTAATTGCCCAACAACTTCGTCGGTTTCGGTGTAGGGTTCTATAGTAATACTATTAATTAACAAATTTGGTATATATTTTGCAACTTGTTCTTCAATGTCAGATTTTATATTTTCAAACGTTTCACCATCTAATGGTTCAAAAATAAATTCATAAATTCTAGTTCCAAAATCGGGCAAATAATATCTACTTCCCTTTCTTGTTAATATTAAATGCAATAAGTCTGTCCTAATCTCTTCATCTGATTGTTGAGTTAGTAACAAATAATCTCCTACATTACTTTGTCTAAACGGAAAACTTATTCCATATGTTCTACCATCTGCCATATTAAATAAATATAATGTTGTGAATTTTTGAATAAATAGATATAAAATAAAAAATCACCGATTTCTCAGTGATTCTTTTAAATTTATATTTCCTTTTTCGTAACTTGGTTCGTAAGGACAATGTAAACACCTGTTACCACAACATTTACCTCTCTTCTTATGATATTCTTCAGTCATAACCATTCTACCTTGTTTATCATAATAAAAATCGTCTTGTTGTAATTTAGGTCCAAATTCTCTAACATATAATTGTTGTACCCAATCCTTAGATGCTCCTACATTCATTTTAATTAGTTTTTCTTTGGTTATAAAACGCTAACAAAACTTGGTATGTTATCGTTATATTGTTTCCCCATTGTACTTTCATAACTTAAACGATTTCACATGCGCCACCCGCACACGCAGCTTCTCCTCGTAGATCGGTGTTATCTTGTAACTCAATTACTTTTGTAAGATTAACATCTGATAATGTTTTAACCAATCTTTCAAAATCTTCTTTTGTACAATCTTCAAAAGGGGCTTG